GGAGTTGCCCACCTGGCTCATTAGCTCAGTGGTAGAGCGCCGGCCCGTCAAGCCGGAGGTCGCGGGATCGTTCCCCGTATGGGTCGCCAGTCCTGCTTAGCTCAGCTGGTTGGAGCAACGCCCTGATAAGGCGGAGGGCCCTGGTTCGATCCCAGGAGCAGGAACGCACAGTGGTTCCCGAGAGACAACGGGAACCTGAACCGACCGGGCTGGTGTACCCCGGGTGCACGTACACGCACGCCTTCATAGCTCAGCGGAGAGAGCGCCTGGCTACGGACCAGGAGGCCCGGGGTTCGATTCCTCGTGAGGGCACATGACAGCTCGACGGTGCAGACGAAGGCGACAACGCAACGTGTCGCCATCCCGCCGTAGCTGAATTGGAACAGCAGTGGTGTTCTAAGCCACGACAATGAGGGTTCGAGTCCTTCCGGCGGGGCCGGGACTTACCCGTGCGGGTAATTCCCGAAGTTATTGGTTACCAATAACTTCCGGCACTTAGTAGTCACTACTAAGTTGGCCTTCGCCAGCGGATCTGGCCCTGAGTTTCCGAGACTCGGGTGTGACGGTTCGAATCCGTCCGGGGGCACTGACCTGTGGGGTAACCGGTAGCCCATCGGATTTTGGTTCCGAAGAATGTTGGTTCGAGTCCAGCCAGGTCAGCTACGATCGGAGGGGTTCAAGTGATGAACCCCTAGCACGGAAGGAGCCTGATGATGCGACAGCGCAAACCGGAGCCTGAACGCATGCCCAATCAGGCGTCCGTAGCTCAGCGGTAGAGCTGTTGACTTTTAATCTTCAGGTCGCACGTTCGAATCGTGCCGGGCGCACGCTGGTCCCATGAGGTAGCGGCTAGCCTGCGAGATTTTCACTCTCGTCGTTCGGGTTCGATTCCCGGTGGGACTGCGAAGCTGGATTGGTGTAGCCGGGAGCACAGCGGATTCTCGATCCGCCGGCGCGGGTTCGAACCCCGTATCCAGTGCGAATGGCCTGTAGTTCAACTGGCAGAACGCTGGACTGTTAATCCAGTAGTTGGAGGTTCGACTCCTCCCAGGTCAGCGAATGAGGTGTGGTCCAACCGGCACGACTCTGGGTTCTGGTCCCGGCAATTCAGGTTCGAATCCTGGCACCTCAGCGGATGCAGGGTAGGGAAGTCTGGTCCATCCCCGCGGCCTCATAAGCCGTAAATCGCGGGTTCGAATCCCGCCCCTGCAACTACGCCGGTGTGATGTCGGTGGGTTCCCCGACCGGGCTGATCGTCCCGGCGACGGCTTCACCGGCCACGACGGTCACGTCCATCAGGGTCACCAGCGGCCGGGTGCCGGCGCCCAGGTCGGCGTCGGCGGTGGCGGTGACTTGGGCTTGCCCGATGTTGCCGGTGGCTTGGACGGTGGCGAGGGTGGAGTCGGTGGGGTCGACGACGACGGTGAGGGTGCCGGCGTCGCTGGCGGCCCAGGCGACCAGGCCGTCGACGGTGGTCGGGTTTCCGTTGGCGTCGACGTAGGACACCTGGACCTGTACTTGCATTCCTGCGGGCAGGGTGTAGGCCATCTTTTCTCCTTGGCATGTGACGGTGAAACCGTCGTATCGGATGGTGACGAGGCTGCGGGTTCTGCGGGCCCGCCATCGGCTGCACAACGTCACGACCCAAGATTCTGCTCCTCGCGGATGAATTCCCGTTACACGGGTCAAGCACATTTGTCGGCGTGTCGCGTTTCGCTGACAGCGAACATCGTCGGCGTGTCTGCCATGACCACGGAAAACCTGGCGTGACCATAACCGCGTGCACAGGTTGGTCTGCGATGCGCTGGTCGCGCTGTGGCGGCTGGTGACCGCGCCGGTGCGTGAGCTGATCGACGAGGCGATCGCCGAGGCCCGGGAATCCGAGGCGCGCCGCGCGCTGTACAAGTCGCTGAACTGGACCACCAAGGATGACCGGGAGCTCGAGCGGTACGCGAGGCACTGCCAGTGAGCGCTGTCCTCGAGGCCGACCCGTACGTCGGTTCCACGCTTCCCCGGCTGTTCACCCCGCCGCTGCCCGAACACGTCGATGAGGACGCCGAGTTCGGCATCAAACCCGAATGCACGTGGGGCCCGCTGTGCTGTTACTTCCTGGAACACATCCTCAAGTGGAATCTGCTGCCGTGGCAGAAGTGGCTGTACTACCGGGCGCTGGAAAAGCGGCGCAGCGGAACGGGTTTCAGGTTCCGCTATCTGATCGTTTTGGTCGCGCGCCAGAACGGGAAGACGAAGTGGGGCATCGGGCTGGGGCTATGGCGGCTGTTTATGGACAAACGCGGCCGGCCGTCGCTGGACTGGCCGGCCGCCCGGCTGGCGGTGGTGGCGGCGCAGAACCTGGACTACGCGGAGACCACCCTGAAAGACATCGTCGACGAGATCCGCGACCAGCCGCTGTTGGCGCCGGAGCTTTTGAACCACAGGGTAACCAACGGGAAGCACCGCGCGATCCTGTCGTATCGGCGGAACTGGCGGGCGGCGACGGCGAATAAGAAGGGCGGCCGGTCGCTGTCGGTGGACTTCGCGTGGCTCGACGAGCTGCGCACGCACACCACCCCGGACGCCTGGAACGCGGTCACCCCGACCACGAATGTGCGGATCTGCGCGCAGGTCCTCGCCACCTCCAACGCCGGGGAGCATTCGTCGGTGAAGCTGCGGGAGCTGCGGCAGACCGCGGTCCGCAAGATCACCATCGGCGACACCCTGGAAACGCAGACCGGGTTCTTCGAATGGTCGGTCCCTGACGACGTGGACCCGCGCGACGACCGGTACTGGTATCTGGCGAACCCCGCTTTGGGTCTGCTCAACGAGTTCTGCCTGGACGATCTGCGGGCGCATTTCGAGAACATGGAAGCCGACGACATGCCGGGCTTCCGCACGGAATATCTCTGCCAGTGGGTGGACTCGCTGCAGCCGGGCATCATCCCCGCGCAGGCGTGGGCCGACACCGTCGACAAAACCTCGAAACGAGCCGCGGACGCCCCGGTGTATGCGTGCGTCGAGTACAACTACCACCGCACCCGCGCCTACATCGGGGTCGCCGCCCGCCGCGAGGACGGGGGCATCCACATCGAGGTCGTCAAGACCCCGCCGAAGGGCACCGACTGGCTGGCCGACTGGCTGAAAGCCCGTAAGGGCCGCTTCGCCGGCATCTGCATCCAGAAGTCCGGCGCGCCGGCGTCGAAGTTCGCCGACGATCTGCGGGCCCAGGGGCTCACCATCACCGACTGGGGTGCGCCGGTGGCGCAGCTGGCGGCCGGGGCCGGGGAGTTCTACGACGGCCTGGTGGACGGCGTCATCAAGCACCGGCCCGCGTCGGCGCTGGACCGGGCCGCGGCGTCGACCCCGGCGCGGCGGATCGGGGACACCTGGTTCTTCGACCGGCGCACCTCCCCGGTGGACGCCTCCCCGGTGATCGCCTGCGCCGGTGCGGTGTGGCTGCTGAACAACCCGCCGCCCGAGCTGGGCGACCCGACGGTGTGGGACTGGCCCGACGACGACACCCTCAACGAATGGCGGAAGGAAGCCGATGAGCGATTCGAGCAGTAACATCTCCCGGCCACGGTTCGGCGGCGGCGGCCGGCTCTACCGCGAGGAAGGCGCCCCGGTGGCCGCGGCGATGATGGATATGGCGCGCGAGGTCATCGAGGAGGAGCGGGTCGCCGAGCTGATGAAACCCGACAGCGCGCCGCCGTGGGCCGATCAACCCGAGCCGGAACCCGAACGCAAAGTCGAACCCAAACGCCGACGCAAGAGCGAACCGGAACGCGAAACCACGGTGGAGAACCCGCCGCCGATGAAGGTCGGCAAAATCGAGGAACCCAAGAAACCCAAGCCGCCGTTCGACCGGCGCGAGGCCGCGTCCACCGGCCTCGAGCTCGTCGGGATCGGGCTGCTGATCACCACCGGATTTTTGATCACCGTGTGGCTGGGCACCCTGATTGCCGGTCTTAGCCTGGTGCTGCTCGGCGTGGCAACCAGCAACAACTACCGTGGCTAAGGGAAACTGCGCCGGTGAGCATCAGTTTTCGCGGAGGAACTTCGTCGCGGGCGTGGCCGCGATGAGCGTGCTGGCGGCGTTGTTCAACCGTGGCGGAGGCGGGCAGCCGCAGCTGGAGCAACGGACCCTGACGTCGTCGGCGTTCGTCCCGCCCCCGCAGGTCGGGGTGATCGACGACTACCTCGGGGTGCACCGGGCGATGGCCTGCATGACCGTGCTGGCGTGCGTGCGGGTGCTGGCCGACACCATCGCCAGCCTGCCGTGGAAGGCGTACCGCCGCGACGCCAAAGGTGTGCCGAAGGAAGTCAAACCGCAGCCGACGCTGCTGGCCTCACCGTTCCCCGGCTTCGACCTGTTCCAGTGGAAGTGGATGGTGGTCGCGGCGATGGCGTTGCGCGGCAACAGCTATCACATGACCACCAGCCGCGACAAGCTGGGCTACCCCACCTCCCTGCTGCCGCTGCATCCCGACGTGGTGTTCCTGGAGCGCCGCCCCGACCTGCTGCTGTGGTTCGACCCGATCTACCGGATCATGGGCGAAGAAGTGCCCACCAAGGACATGGTCCACATGCGCCGCTTCACGTTGCCGGGTGAACCGTGGGGGCTCTCCCCGGTGAAGCAGGCCGCGGTCGCGATCGGAATGTCTTTGGGCGCAGAGGAATACGGCTACCGCTACTTCAAGGAGTCGGCCAACCCCAGCGGGATTCTGTTCACCGACCAGGATCTCGACGAGAAGGCCGTCACCCGCCAGCAGAAGAACTGGATCGCTTCCCACGGTGGGCGGCGGCTGCCGGCGGTGCTGACCAACGGGTTCAAGTGGGAAACGATCACCGTGAGTCCCGAGGAATCCCAGTTCTTGGCGACGCGCGGTTTCCAGCGCAGCGAGATCTGCATGATGTACGGGGTGCCGCTGGTCCTGCTGGGCGAGACCGAGAAGGCCACGGCGTGGGGTACCGGTATCCAGCAGCTGCAGCAGGGCGCGGTGACGTTCACCTTCCGGGCGTGGACATCGTGCATCGAGTCGATGATCTCGGGATGCCTGCCGCGCGGGCAGTTCGTCCGGTTCGACTACGACTCCCTGCTGCGCGGGGACATCGAGGCCCGCTACAAGGCCTACGGGCAGGCGCTGGGGTCGCAGACGGCGAACCCGTGGATGGTCGCCAACGAGATCCGCGCGAACGAGGAGATGGACCCGATCGACGGCGGGGACACCATGTACATCTCCAACCGGATGATGCCGGTCGGCTATCCGCCGGCGGCCAACAACCCGCCGCCGGCGGCCACCGGCCCGGGCACGCTGCCGATGCCGCCGCTGGGCGGCGGCGAGGACGAACGGTCGTGGTGGGGCGACATCGACACCGACGCGGAGTCCGAAGCTGCCCGCGACGTCGGCGCGCCTCGCAACGGGCGCAGTTTCTTGATGAGAACCTAACCGCAACATGGAGGTACAGCGATGAGCATCCTGGAGGAGCGCCGCAACCGGGAGAAGATCCTCGACGTGCGCGAAACCCGCCGCATGGCATCCCCGTTGGAGATGCGGACCGACGCCTTGTCCGGGCACATCATCTTGGAGGGCTACGCGTCGACCTTCCACGCCTACGACGTGCACGGCGGGGTGCGGGCCGGTGGTTGGGTGGAGCAGTTCGACCAGCGCGCGTTCGACACCACCCTGGCCGGCAACCCCGACGTGCAGCTGCTGATCAACCACACCGACATGCCGCTGGCCCGCACCAAGTCGGGCACTCTGCAGCTGCGTGTCGACGACCACGGCCTGTTGGTGCGCGCCGACCTGGACCCCAGTGATCCCGATGTGCAGCGGCTGCTGCCCAAGATGCGCCGCGGTGATATGGACGAGATGTCCTTCGCGTTCCACGTGCGCCGCCAGGACTGGTCGTCGGATTACACGCACCGGATGATCACCGAGGTGGACCTCAGGAAAGGGGATGTGTCCGTGGTGAATTACGGGATGAACCCGAACACGGCGGCGCGGTTGTCGACCGCGGTGGACGCGCTGGCGTCGTTGTCCAACAAGGAACTGATGGAGGCCCGCTCCAGGCTGGACCCGACTCAGGTGAAACGTGCGCTGGCGGTGCTCGGTGCCGTGGTGGGCCGCGCGTCCACTCCGAAGAAGTACGCCGGCGTGTCCAATTTCGCCGACCCCGGCTACCTGGACGCCGCGGGCAAGCCCGCCAAGGGCGGCAACGGCAAGAAACGCTACCCGCTGAACTCCGCCGCCCGGGTGCGTAACGCCGCCGCCCGGTTCGCGCAGAACAAGGGCCGCTACACCCCCGAGCAGCAGTCGGCGATCATGGGCAAGATCCGGTCGGCCGCCAAGCAGTTCGGGGTGGAGATCAGCGACGGCGACAAGAAGGGCTACCAGGCTCAGTTCTGGTCGGTCCCGGGTGACGGCGCGCGGGCGTTTTCCCAGCCCTACAACTGGGCGCCTGACACACAGGCCAGCACCGGGCAGGACCAGCCCTACACCAAGGACATCACCCCTTACGACCAGACGTTGGGTGGGCGTCCCGACGTGGCGCCCGGCGCCGATGTGGCCGGGGTTGCGGTGAAGGGCGGCTACGACCCGCACACCGAGGCCTACGACAAGCAGCAGTACGCGCTGTGGCTGCTCGCCAGCGACGAGATGTGCCCCGGCGGGGACCGCTGCCCCGGCGACACCTGCCCTGACCACGGCAACGAGATGGACGCGATGGACGGCGTCGACTGCACGATCGAGCCGCGGCAGGCCGGCAACTTCGGCGGCAAGCAGGCCAAGCCGTTCGGCAGCAAGGACGACGACGACGACGATGAGCGCGACGACGGCGACGACGACGAGACCGCCTCCCGCAGCGACTGGGACCACACCGAAGGGTCCGACGGCGAGCCCGGCGACCACGACTACGAAGGCGACTACGAGCACGACGAGTCCGACATGGACAGCGACCGCGACGAGGCGATCGACCTGTCGCTGGCCGCCGCCCTGGAGAAGACGATCGTCATCTGCTACGAGATGGCCGAGGTGATCGGCGACCGCGACATCCGCACCCAGCTCGCCAAGGCGCGTCGGCAGGTCCGCGACCTGCAGCGCATCCCCGGCAAGGAGGTCGACATCTCCAAGAAGCTGGAGGAGCTGCGCTCCGAGTTCGGCGACCCCGACACCATCACCGTGTCGGAGGGGCTGCGCGCGATCGCGAAGGCCGGCTACGCCGACGTGATGAAGCCGAAGGCGTCGTGAGCGACCGCACCCGCGAGGAGATCATCGCCGAGGCCCGCGCGGAGAAGGGCGGCTTCCTGCGCGGCAAGGGCTGGACCGAGGAACAGATCGCCGCGTATCTGGACGGGGTGAGATGGGTCGGCTGGCTGCCGCGGATGGACTTTTACGGACGCGCCTACGCCGCCTGAACCCGGAGCTGGGTTTCTGCTGGTGCCTGTGCGCGCAGTGCGGCGATTACCAGGCGCTCGGCTGCGTCGATTACCCGCCGACATCACACTGCCGGATCAGTGAAGGATGTTTCGCTGTTACGCGAAACGCGTAACGCGATCTACGTCACTGGCGTGTCGCGCGGATGACCACGGAAAATCTGCGCCTACGATCCTGGTCAGGTCATGTGCCCGGTCGGCCGCCGGGTTCGGGCCAGTAGCTCCCGTGATGCGGCGACGAGCCCTCCATCGCAGCGGACCGGTGACGAGCTATCCGCCCAGTTCGAGCCACGTCTTTCCCTGTCTATGCCCGAAAACGGGCCTGCCCCAAGAGAGTTAACGAACATGACGGACATCGAAGAACGGCGCGCGGACCTCATGGTGCCGCCCGCGGGCGGCCTCGAGGATTTCCTCGACCAGCTCGTCAAGCGGCGCGAATCCACCGCCGAAAACCGCGCCCGCTCCCAGCAGAAAGCCGAAGCCGTACTCCTGCTGGCCCGCGAGCAAGGCCGCGAGAAGCTGGAGCCCGAGGAGGACGGCGAGTACCGCCGCTACATGGGCGACATGCGGACCCAGGGCGCCGAAGTCATCGGGCTGGACGAGCGGATCAACGAAATCCGTGCCGAGGTGGAGCGTTCCGGGCAGATCGCCAAGAACCTGGCCGGTATCCGCAAGGCCAAGGACGCCCGCATCCAGGTCAAGGAGCAGCTGACCTACCAGAAGGGCGACCGGCGCCGCAGCTACGTCACCGACCTGGTCAAGATGACGTGCAACCTCGACGGTGACGGCGAAGCCCGTGGCCGGCTGATGCGCCACGCCCAGGACGTCGCCCAGGACGACTCCTTCAAGGAGTACCGCGACATCAGCCGCGTCGATGGTCAGGGTGGCTACGCTGTTCCGCCGGCGTGGCTCATGGACCAGTACATCGAACTGGCCCGTCCCGGTAGGGCTTTCGCGAACCTTGTTCAGCGGCAAGCACTTCCAGGCGGCACGGACTCGATCAACATTCCAAAGCTGTTGACCGGTACCACCGTTGGCATTCAGACCGCCGACAACACCCCGGTGTCCAAGACCGACCTGACTGACACCTTCATCAACGCACCGGTACGCACAATCGCTGGCGCGCAAGGGGTTTCGATCCAGTTGATCGACCAGAGCCCGATCGCTTTCGACGACGTCGTGTTCCGCGACCTGGTGGCCGCGCACGCCGCCGCCACCGACACCCAGGTGCTCGCCGGTTCGGGCACCGCCGGTCAGGTGTTGGGCGTCAACAACACGCCGGGGATTCTCACGGTGGCCGCGAGCGCCGTGACGATTCAGGGTGTGTATTCGGCGATCGCCAACGCGATTCAGTTGGTCCACAGCCAGCGGTTCCTGCCGCCCGAGGTGATCGTGATGCACCCGGTTCGGTGGGGCTGGTTCCTGAGCCTGCTGGACAACCAGGAGCGTCCGCTGTTCCTGCCGGCCGCGAACTCCCCGATGAACGTCGGCGGTGTGCTCGAGGCCGTGGCATCCCAGCAGGTGGTGGGACAGATGCACGGTTTGCCGGTCGTGACTGATCCCAACATCACCACCACGGCCGGTGGGTCGCCGGGCAACCAGGACCTGATCTACGTCCTGCGCGCTTCCGACCTGGTGCTGTGGGAGTCCGGTATCCGCGCCCGCGTGCTGCCCGAAACGCTGGCAACGAACCTGACGGTGCTGTTGCAGATTTACAACTACCTGGCCTTCTCGGCAGGTCGTTACCCGCAATCAGTGGTCGAGATCACGGGCCTGACGGCTCCGACGTTCTGATCCACAACGCAATCGCCGCCCGGTTTCGGTTCCCGGGGCGGCGATTGCGTTAACGTCCTACGGTGAGCACTTTCGCCATCTCGTTTCACGAGTATCAGACGGACCGGCAGAAGGTTGTCGTGGCACTGCCGCTCTACAAGCAGCTGTCGGTGAGCTGGTTCTACAACTGGGAGCTGCTGTCCAAGGAGCACTGCGCCGGCTCGATCTCCACCGACGGTGTATACCTGCCTTTCGCCATGACCGACATCGTGGCGGCGGCGCTGCGCACGTTCGGGTCATGGGAATGGTTGGTGGTGCTCGAACACGACGTGGTGGTGGGCCGCGATACCTTCGATCGGATCGCAGGATATGAATCCGATCGCGACATCGTGGGCGCGGTTTGTCCTCAGCATCAACCGCCGCACAAGGTGATGGCATTCACTCAGGACGATCCGCAGACGGTCCGTCATCTGACACCGGAGGTCCTGGCGCCGATGTTGGCCGCGCCGGGTCTCTACGAGGTCGACAAGGTGTCCATGAGCTGCACCGCGATCAACCGCCGCGTGCTGGAGAAGTGGGACCCGGACATCGCCATGTGGGACGTCGATGCACCGGTGCCCGGACGGCAGCGGTGGGGACATGATCTTCGGTTCTGCGACGAAGCGGTGCGTCAGGGCTTCCGGGTATGGCTGGACACCGCGATCTGCTGCGGGCATTTAACCGAGACCACCGTCGATGTCCGCGCGGCCGGATTCGGCGCGCCATCACCGGAAACCATATAGCCGCGCCTATCCTGCCGGTTATGGCTGTAGGAACTAAGCAGGTCTCGGAGAACGAGGTCCAGGTGGTCAGCGGCAAGGCGGGCCGCATCTCACCGCCGCCGGAGGGCGGCCTGTATGTGCGCGACGTGGAAGCCGCGCGGGCCCACGCGCTGGCCGAGCGGGTGCAGGCGTTCAAGGACGCCGGCGAGGACGTCCCCGAGGGCCTGGCGGCGCTGGCCGCCGAGTCCGAGGTCTCCGACGAGGACGAGGTCATCAACCTGGTGGACGCGGTGACCGGGAAGCTGTTGGCCGAAGGCGAGGTCACCACCCCGGAGGAAGTCGCCGAGGTGGAGGAGGAGATCGCCGCCGAGGCCGAGCCCGAGCCGGAAGCCGAGCCGGAGCCCGAGACCGAGGTGTTCGACGTGGAGTCGCTGACGGTCGCCGAGCTGCGGACCGAGCTGGACAGCCTGGGAATCGAGCACAGCCACGAGGACCGCAAGGCTGACCTGCAAGAGAAACTGCGTGCCGCGCTAGAGGGGTAGCCCCGTGACCGTTCCCCAGCTGCCGCCGGATCTGCTCGACCCGAACGATCCCGACTGGGCGGCGTATCAGGCGCAGGACCCGAACTGGTTTCTGAAGGTCGCCGGCGACGCGGTCCGCGTCTACTGCGGCTGGCACATTTACCCCAACCTGGCGTTGACCATCGGCAATCTGCGGATCGGGTCGAAGGGCATCATCCAGGTGCCGTCGCTGATGGTGACCGACGTGACGTCGGTGACCATCCAGGACCCGCAGGGCGAAAACCCGTGGCTGCTGGACCCGACCCAGTACATCTGGTTCGACAACGGGGTCATCGAACCGCTGACCTTGCAGCAGTGGACCCAGTACGCCGGGTACTACTACGGGCCCGACAACTGGAGCTTTCTGCCGATGTACCAATTCGGGTATGCGACAGTCGCGTTCAACTCCGGCTTCCCCGAGGTGCCGACCGTGGTGAAAGAGGTCGCCTACGAGCTGACCACCACCACCACCGAAGTGTCGGCCGGCAACGTCAAAGAGATCCAAACCCCCGGCTTCCGGCTGCAGCTGATGCAGGCCTACGGCGCCACCTTGAGCCCCGACCAGAAGAACCGGCTCTCCACCTATCGGCTGCCGACGGTGATCTGATGCCCACCCGGCCGTGGCCCGGTAAGCCGTTTACCTCCACGCCGTGGCAGTGCGTGCACATCGCCCGCTGGGAGGACACCACCCAGCTCGACGAGCACCAGAACTTCGTGGTCGTCGACGACCCGCCGGTCGTCCGCGACTTCTACGACATCTCCCAGTTCGGGCGCCGCGGCTCGTCCCATCTGATCATGGGGCCGGAGTTTCAGGAACGCGCGGAGACGATCCTGCACATGAGCGTCCCCGACCCCACGATGTACCAGTCGGGGGATCAGATCATCCTGTTCGCCGAGCTGGACAAGGACGCCGACGGCAACTTCATCTACGAGCCGCAAACCGAGGACGGGCAGCCCAACGGCATCGCGTACTTCGTCGACGGCGACCCGGCCGAGGACCGCATGTCGCCGTGGCCGCGGCTGACCATGCAGTTCGGCGGCATCGTCAAGATCAGGAGGGTGACATGACTTTCGGACCCAACCAGCCGGGCTGGGGTCCGCCCTCGTTCGGTGACCGCCGCTTCTACACCGCCGACCCGAGCGGCGAGATCGTGCTGGCCGCCGAAGGGGAGCTGGACGAGAAGAACCCCGACGAACACCTGCCCGGCAGCATTCCGCTGATGCCGGGCGTTGAGCTGCGGATTCATCCCGACTATTTCAGGATGATCATGCACAGCCCCGAGATCACCGCGGCGGTCACCGAACGCTGCGTCGACATCACGTCGGAAGCCAACGAGCAGAAGGTCCGGCCGGAGGCCGTCTACGACTACATGGTGTCCAACAACACCGACAACATCCGCGCCCGCGGCCGAGTCAAACCGATGAACGTGGACGCGATGTTCGACGACGCCGAGAACTCCACCCTGCTCAAGGCCCTCGCCACCGCCGGCTCCGATCCGCTGCCGCCGCAGTACTTCGGCGGCGACTCGGAGAGCTACACCCGCTACATCACCGAGCATGAGGAGTTCCACAGCGAGGAAAACCCGGTGTTCGGCACCGCCGACACACCGGAAGGGACCGTAGGCGGCAGCTACATGGGCGGCGAAGAATGACCGAACCTGCCGGTTTGACCCCGCCGGGCCCGGTCAGCCCCGCCCAGTGGCGCACCTACCAAACCGTTCGGCCGCCGCCCACCGAGCTGCTCGCCCTGGCGTATTTCACCCCTCTGATGGCGCCGACGCCGTGCGCCACCAGGGTGCCGAAACCGTCGAACACCGCCGACACCATCAACGGCTTCCTGCGGGTCGAGGCGGGCGGCGGGGTGCTGCGGCCGGACGGCATCCTGTGGGACGTCAGCGTGATTCTGCACGCCTACGCCAACAACACCGACGAGGCGATGGCCGAGCAGCTGGGCGAGGAAGCCGTCGCGTGGGGCGCTAACGCGACCGGGTTCACGCAGGTCATGTCGAACAACGACAAGTGGTACATCACATATTCGAGGGTGACCGGCTGGAACACCCGCAAGGGTGACCCGCTGGTGGCGATGACCCGTTACCGGTCCATGATCACCTGGCGGGTGCCGGGTCTGCCGATCATCCCTGGTCAGCGGTTCAAGCGGATCGTCACCGCGGAGCAGGTGCAGGGTCAGAATGTGATCGCGCAGGGAGGGGTTCAAGGGGTGAACCCCTCGGCTGTTGCGCATAACCCGCCCAGGCCGCGGCGCCGGCGGTAGGGGTTCAAGGCTTGAACCCCTGTCAGGCGGCTCCCACGGTGGAAAAGCCTTTTTCCCACTGCCAGGTTTCGACCAGTTCCAGCAGGGCGGCGGCTTCGGCGGCGGTGAGGATCACGACGCCGTTGGGTTGGCGCAGCTTGTCGAGGGTTTCTTCGTTGATGGTCATCCGGTCATGCTGACGGCGCGCCGGCGCTACCGATCCCACGTCCGCGCAGCTCGAGGTGGTCGGCCCGCACGCACAGCCGGTTGCCGCACACCTGGATCACCCGGGCTTTCAGGGGAATCGGCCCGTACTCGCGTTCCCAGGCGTAGCGGTGCACATAGATGAACCGGTGCCCTTTCACCAGCGCGCCGAAGCCGCTGGGCTTATGGACGTAGCCGGTCCAGATGTAGCACGGGCCGGGGCCCAGCCGCACATGGGTGATGAACCGCTCGTCGAGCGGAGCTTTCTTGCCCATCCATCCCGCAGGCCCGGTGCCGCGGTACTTCAACCAACGCTTGTAGTGCATCCAGCACATGCCGCGCCGCGCCTGGTCATTCGGACATCCGTGCACGCCGCACGTTGGCTCGGGTGAGCCGACGTCCCGAAAGCCGTTCCCGCGTGGACCATCCAGACGCATGTGGCACTTGTGGCACATCGGCATGTAGAACTCGGGCCAGATCGAATACCTGCGCTTGATGCCTTGGCCGGTGGGATCGGTTCCGTCATAAGCCCAATCACGCGCCCGCCTGCCGCAGTTGATGCACGGATACAGGCAGGCTTTGCCCCACAATCTCACCACGCGTGTATGAGCATTGTCGTAAGCGCGCTTCTCGGCATCGGACATTTTCGATTTCTCGCAACTCGCTGAACAGCTAGTTGCTATTGAACTCACCTTTAGCAATCCAGGTCGGGATTTTCGCGGCGTGTCGCTGCCGTCCACGGAAAACCTGGTGCGACTTTCCTTTCCGTCATCACCCGATCTATCCATCGAGCAGGAGGAATCCGATGACGACCGCATTGCCCCCAATTTTGGAAGCGGAAGTCCAAGAGGTAGCTGCCCCGTATCCCAAGGTGACCGGCGGCGTTTTGACGGCTCCGTTGGGCACTCCGCTGCCCAACGACGCGACCAGCGCGCTGAACCCCGCGTTCATCACGCTCGGCCGGGTGTCCGTGGAAGGTGTGGACCGCACCGAGGAACGGCCCAACACCGAGGTCAACGACTGGGGTGGCGACCTGATCGCCATCTTGCAGGACAAGTACGGCTTGACGATCAAGTTCAAGCTGATGCAGATGATGAACGCCGACGTGCAGCGCGCAGCGCACGGCGCCGCGAACGTGACGGTCGGTCCGTCGCCGAACCCGGGCACCCCCAACGCCACGCTGATCAGCGCCAAGCTGAACCGCGAGCTGCTGCCGTACCAGTCGTGGGTCATCGACGCCTACTACCTGGCGATGAACATGCGTCTGGTGATTCCGACCGGCCGTATCACTTTGGTGGGCCCGTTGAAGTGGGTGCACAAGGAGCTCGCGATGTTCGACCTGACGTTGCGGCCGTTCCCTGACGCCAGCAACAACCACGCCTACGAGTACTGGGACGACGGCGCCGCGTGACGACGACAGCCAAGCCGCGTAAGGCAGTACCACGTAAGGGCACGGCACCGCGGAAGGCGGCGCCCCGGCGCACGAACGGTTCGAATGGTTCGGTGCCTGCGGTGTTCGACCCGGCGCCGGCCGCGCCCGGCACGAGAAGCGGTTTCGAGTCGGCGCCGCCGGAGGAGTATGTTCCGACGACGGCACCGGCGGCGCCTAAGCCGCCGCCGGTGAACCCGCCGGGCACCCCGGCGCACCCGTACGGGGAGGACACGCGGGTGTTCGTGTTCACTCCGACGCCGGGTGGCCGGGCCGGGGATCTGCCGATCGTGTTCCCGCACATCACCACCATCCGGCCGGACTACCACTTCATGTGGCGGCTGCGGAAGCTGGATCAGATCCAGCAGTCCTTCGAGTGGATGGACATGGCGAAGGTGCCGGATTCGATTCAGGAGCGGGTGACGCTGCTCTCCGATGAGGATCAGGGCAAGTTTTTCACGAGCTGGTTCACCCCAGCTGTGCAGCCGGCGACGCAGGAGGTAGGTCTGCCGGGGGAATCCTAATGCTGGCACGCGTGGTGGGAGAGTGCTGGCACGCTCTGGTGCGGGATGTGATCGCCTTGGGTTACCGGCGCCAGGACATGTTCACCACGCTCGATCTGTCAGACATGATTTCCATCGTGGTGGGCGCCCCGCCCACCAGCAGTGTGCGCTATTTCCTGGACGACGGCTGGTCGAAAGAGGCGCACCTGCTGGCGAACATGCAGGAGCAGCGTGCCGGGATGGCGCAGCTCAACCAGCCTTATCCGCGGCCGGGGATGGCGCAACGCCAAGCCGACCCGATGGAGAGCGGCAAGTTCTTCCCGATGGAGGCTATGACCTGGGAGGAAGCCGACAAACGCGACGCGGCGCGCTACACGTCCAAGCCGAAAGGCCGTTCCCGTAGCCGCACCTACTCGGCGACCGGGGTGGTGATGCCAGGATGACCTCACCGTCGACGCCGGGCGCCTCGCAGGTCGGCGTCTCCTGGGTTGACGTCGCCGCGTCGGCCGCCGGTATCTACGCGCAGATGCAGGCGGTCGGCGGGCAGGCGGCGTCCGGGCTGGCGCAGGGCATGAACGCGGCGCTGCCCGGCGCGATGTCGCAGGTGATGTCGACCGCGGGGACGCAGGGCGCGACCGCGTTCACCTCCGCGATGTCGGCGGGGTTGCAGGCGTTGACGATGGCGTTCGTGCCGCACGGGCACGCGATCGCGTCGCTGTTCCGTGGGCACGGTCAGGAGTCGGCGCAGGCGTTCAGTCAGAGCTTCACCCAGGCGCTGTCGTCCGGCTTGAATTTGGAGGCCGCCATCACCGGCGGCACCGCGAACTGGCAGCAGACGTTCGCTCGGGTGGCGAACACGTCGGCGCAGATGTTCACCCGCGAATTCACCAACAATGTGGCGCAGGGGCTGCGGGCGATGCCGTTGGAGGCGGCGTCGATCGGCAACATCGAGCAGGTTTTGGGCCAGGCCGGGCTGCGGGGCAGCCGGGCTTTGTTGAACAACCTGGCGATGGGCCTGAACCAGGGGTTGGGCACCTTGGGCGGCACCAGCTTGAACCAGGCGGTCGCCAACATCCTCAACGGCGCGGCGGTGCACGGCGGGGAGATCTTCAACCAGCGGCTGGGCTCTATCATCCAGGCGGGGATTTCCGCGCAGGGCCGCTACGACTTTTCGACGCTGAACAGTTCGCTGCGCGCGGCCGCCGAGGTGGCCGGCGGCATCTTCAGCGACACCCTGGTGGACCGGATGACGATCGGGGCGTCGTCGATCGCCGGGAAGCTGCAGCCCACGTTGAACGAGTTGCAGCAGGCGACGCGGGCGGCCGCTTTGGTGATGGGCACCGAGCTGTCCAACGTGGTGTCGCAGACCTACTCCGCGGGATTCGCGCGGCTGGCTGAGAAGGCGCTGCCCGCGGTGCAGCAGATCCAGGAGAAGCTGGGGCCCGCGTTCGCCGCGGTCGGGGAGGACGCCGCGCTGCGGCTCGAGCAGACCGCGCAGGTGCTGCGTGACCGGCTCGCCAATTTGGGGACGGTGGCGGTGCAGGGCACCGCCGCCGGGGCGCAGCAACTCAAGGCGGTGATGGCCGACCTGGAGACGGTCGCCGGCGGCGCGCTCACCGACGTGCAGAACTACGTCGCGCGGACGCTGACGCAGATGAATCAGGCGGTGATCGCCAACCGGCCCAACATGCAGCGGGCCTGGCAAGAGGCGATGAACATCGAGGGGGTCGCCGACCGGTTCTACATGAGCCTGACCAGCGAGCTGATGGGTCGGATGTCGGCGCGCGGGTTGGCGCCGGTGATGGAGAACTTCAACGCGGTGCTCTCCGAGATGGGTGTGCCGGCCGGCGCCGGGCTGGGCCAGAACGTGCACAAGGCGCTGCTCGGCGAACTCGGGACGAAGCTGTCCACCACGGTCGCCCCCAAGATCAAAGAGGTCATGGGGCAGGTGGCCGCGCTGGGCGGCGGCGGCGAGGCCGGGCTGATGATCGGCGGGGCGATGATCGGCGGGATCGCCGCCGCGATCGGCCTGGGCGCGCACCTGGTCATCAACGCCACCCAGCAGATGTTCAAGCTGGTCAACGAGGAGTTCGAGCAGTGGGGCAAGGCGATCGCCAACGTCGCCAACACCGCGATGGACACCTTCAAGAGCGTCGTCGAGGGCAAGATGCCCGACCTCGGCAAGATCGCGGCCGCCGGTCTCGAGGGGGTGCAGGCCGCGCTGCAGACGCCGCTGAACGCGATGAACGCCGCCATCGACGCCACGGTGGGACAGATCCCCATCCTGGGCGGCGCGTTCAAGATGCTGGGCGACGAGGCGCAGCAGGCGTTCGGCGCGATCTTCGGGGCGATCAAGGAGTACACGTCGATCGCCGGCGAGTTCGTCGGCGTCATCGAGGACATCGGTAACCGCTGGCAGTCCGCGGCCCGCATGATCGCCGGGCAGACGCTGGGCACCGAGAACCTGGAGGGCTACCTGGGGGTGGTGCGTGACATCGCGGCCTCCGGCGACCTGGTGCACTTCCAGGACGTCGCGTCGATCGTGGGTGAGTTGTCGCAGCGGCTATCCGGCCTGAACCAAGGGGCGGGTCTGACCCGCACCCAGCTGACCGAGCTGGCGACCACCGTGGCTGAGGGCAACGAGCTGCTCGGCGACATGAAGATCAACGTCGACCTGGTCACCGCGGCGATGAACAGCTTCAACATCCCCGCCGACAAGGTCAACGAAGAAATGACCTTCATGATCAACGTCGCGCGGGACACCGGCGCCAACATCAACACGCTGGCCGACGACCTGGACACGATGGCGCCGTCGCTGCAGGCGATGGGCTACAGCCTCGAAGACGCCACCTTCATGCTGGGCAAGTTCAACGAGGAGCTGGGCAAGCCGGCGATGAACCGGATGGCGTTCGGCATCGCCCAGCTGGAGGAGAACTCCAAGAAACTCGGGTTCAAGGACGCCCGCACCGCGCTGGAAGACATGGTCGCCGGGGCGCAGCGGTTCCTCGACGTCGGGGATCACATGGCGGCGATGGACTACGTGAAGCAGTTCGTCGGGTCGAGCCGGACCGCGGAAACCGTGCTGGAAGGCATCGAGAAGCACATCGTGTCGATCGCCGACCTCGAGAAGATGATGGCCCACGAGCCGGGCCTGAAAGACGGGCTGCAGGAGGCGCTGGAGGCCACCAAGAACCTCAACGACGTGATGGAACGGCTGTCCAACCAGGTGCAGGCGGCGCTGGCTCCGCTGGGCACCGCGCTGGTCGCGTCGTTGGGCGACGTCGGCGACAAGATGAGCGGCTGGCTCAAGACGCACCAGTCCGAATTCATCGGCTGGATCGGCGGCATCGGGGAAACCCTGCTGGCGTGGGGGGTGAAGATCGCCTCCGGCGTCGGGGACGCGCTGCACGACTTCGGCGGCCTCGTCGAGATGGTCAAGAACGAGGTCGTGGGATTCCTGGTGACGATCGACGCGTCGGTCGCGGCGTTCACCTCGGGGTTCAAGGCGCTGTCGCTGGCGGGGGTCGATGACCCGTTCGGGATCGTCAAGGCGATGTCGGGCATCAACGACGCCGCCACCGCCGCGTTCCCTTCGCTGCAGGCCCTGGCGAAAGAGGACCTGCAGCAGGACATGGCCGGTTTGGGTGACGAGGCGTACCGGGTCGCCGGCGGCCTGCAGAGCATGGAGGGACCGCTGGCGCGGATCACCCAGCACGCGCAGACGATGGCGCAGTGGTCGGCGGCGTTCCAGGCGACCTTCGCGATGCCCGACCCGCTCACCGGGATCGCCGACGCCGCGCCGAAGCTGCAGGACGCGTTGCAGGGCAGCGTCGAAAAGGGCCTCACCATCCCCAAGGAGGCCCAGGATCAGGTGCGTCAGCAGGTGCTGGCGTTGGGCGCCCAAATCGACATCGACTCCACCGGCCGGGTCCGGGGGTTCACCGCGAAAAACCAGCAGGCGATCCTCGACCTGGAGGACTTCCTGCACGAGCACCTGTCCCCCGAGCAGTTCCGGCAGATCATCTCCGGGCTGGACTTCAAGATCGACCCCAACCTGCAGATCCCCGACGCGCCGAGCATGTCGAACCAGGACGCGCAGAAGAAGGTCGGTATCCCGCCGGCGTTTATCGGGCCCGACGGGATGAATATCCCGTCGTTTCTGTTGCCGCTGCAACCCAAGGGCGATCAGCTGTCGCCGCAGGCGAAGGCCTATCTGGATTGGCTGCAAGGCGGCCAGAAGGGGCCGCCGCCGAGCGAGGCGCCCGCCCCGGCGGCGCCTGGTCCCGGCCCGATGGGGGAGCCGTTCGGTTTCCAGACGTTCCTGGAGGGGCTGAAAGATCTCATCTTCTCCGGCGCCGGGTACAAGGGCGGCGGCGGCGGCTCCTACATCCCGCCCGACATGGGTGTCGCCGGGGTGCAGGAGGCGGGGTTCTCCTACGCCGACTTCTACCAGGGCGCCTTGTTGGGTGGCTACCCGCAGGGCTACGACATCATGGCGCTCTCGCCCGCGGGTGGGTTCGGCACCAGCGAGGCGGCGGGGTACGGCGGCGGCGCCGACTACTACGGCGCCCCGGCGGCCGGTGCGCCGTCGCCGGGTTACCCGTATGGGACGGGGTCGGCGCAGTTCCCGGGCGCGATCACGATCAGGGAGGCCTCGCAGCGGTTGACCGCGGAGCAGCTGGAGGACGCCGCCGGTGTCCCGTCGCAGTTCCGCGGCACCGGCGAGGACGCAGTCGTGTTCCCGAGCTCGATGGACTTGGCCGACGCGTCGGTGCTCGAGGAAGGGCAGGTGCTGGACCGGGCCGGTATCCCGTCGAAGTACCAGGGCAACGTCGAGGTCGCCGGGGTCACCCAGCTGGGGGTGTCGCTGCCCGCCCAGACGGACCTGCAGAAAGGCGACGAGCGAACCGCCGGCGACGTCATGGACGCGATGGGTGTCCCGTCGCAGCTGCAGGGCACCGACGGGATCGTCGTCCCGGCGTCGCTGGACCTCAAAGCGCCTTCGGGCGGCCCTGGTGGGGGCGGCGCGGAACCTGCGGCGGCCGGCGGCGGTAGTCTGTGGAACCAATTCCTGCAGGCCAACCCGCAGTGGCAGGGGCAGGGCGGCTCCCCGTGGGCGGGCGGCGCCCCGGGCGACATGGCGCCGTTCGGGGCGGGCGGGCAGGCGAACCCCTCCGAGATCGACGCCGCGAAGATGATCATCTCGCAGGCCCAGGCCCGCGGCTTCTCCCCGAGCCAGATCGAGGCGGTGCTGTCCACCGGGCTGCAGGAATCCGGCCTGTCCGAGGAGGCCCGCGGTGGCGGCGGGGCGTGGCACGGCATCTTCCAGCAGGACACCTCCTACCCCGGCCGCGACGTCGCGTCCACCAACATCTCGGAATTTTTCAACCGGCTCGGCGCGCCCACCCAGGACATTTGGGCGCAGATCTTCCGGCTGCAGCAGGGCACCCCATACGACTCCCCGAACGCGCGCCGCGCGTACATGAACGAGATCAAATCCAAACTGCAGCAAGCGATTCAGCTGTACAACCAGATCGTCGGCGGGGGCGGCGAAACATTCGGGCAGTCGGGTGGGCTGATCGGGTTCGTCGAGGGCGGCGCCGGTGCGCCTCCCGGCCCGGACATGCCGGAGATCCACGCCCCCGAAAGGCTGTACGAACGGTGGCGGCAAAGCCACCAGCTACCAGATACATTGCCGGGCACCCGCTTCGGCTTCGCCGGCGGCGGCGCGACCCGCTCGCTGTCGTATCACTCCGAGTCGCACCTGGCTCCCCACGTCGGGATGCCGACGTCAACCTCGAGTGTGTGGCGGCACATGGCCGAAGGCGGCCCGGCCACCGAGAAGAAGTCGGTGTGGCTGGGCCTGCTGAAAGGTGCGGCCGGGGAGCTGGGATTCGGCGACATCTTCAACAAGATCCCCAAAGGGCTGCTGCACTTGTTGGGCATCCAGGGCTTCGCGAGAGGCGGGTCGACGGCTGATCCGGCGCAGCTACGCCGGGACATGTTCGGGCACATGACGAAGGCGGTCGGCGGTCCGCTGAAGACCGAGGAGTGGGAGCCGTTCGATCCGTACAAGTGGGGGCGGCACAACTATCCGGTCCCGCTGTTCCCGAACCCGTTCTGGCAGATGCAGGGACCCGGGTTCCCGGAAACCAACCAGGACGGCGGCACCGCTGGCACCGGGCAGTTCAACCCGAATGTTCTGCTTGACCCGAGCATCGCCATGCCGATCGCGCCGGAGGACCTGTGGGCGCGGTACTTCTTGGATCGGCCCGGCTACGCCGGCGGCGGTGCCACCCGGTCGCTGTCCTACCACTCCGAAAGTCATTTGGCTCCCCACGTCGGGATGCCGACGTCGACGAGCAGCGTGTGGCGGCACATGGCCGGCGGTGGGATGCCGACCGCCGACGTGCCGTATCCGTGGCCGTATCCGGGCCTGGACCCGGGTCCCATGCCGGGCGGACCGCCCGCGCTGGACCCCAACCGCCGGAGCAGGTTGTTCCCGGGATTCCCGTTCTTCCCGCACCTGCCGGACTACCAGGACCCGACGCAGCCGCCGTACAACCCCGACCCGAAATGGTGGCACGGCTGGCCGCCGACCATCATGGCGCGCGGTGGCCGCGCCCGCCTCGCCGAGGACCGCGGCGGCGGCCGCGCGGGCCTGTTCCTGGGCTTCGCCGACGGCGGCAACGTGCCGACCGCGTATGTGCCGCC